ACACGGAAAAATTAAGAAAGGTTATTCAATAGGTTGCGACTTAGATAACCACCTTAGATTTAAACGTAAACAACTTAACATTATTCTCGGACACGACAACGTAGGTAAAACTTACTGGATAAATTGGTATTTCTTAACACTTGCAGTAAAACACGAACTACGATTTTGTATTTGGAGCGGTGAAAACCAAAAAGGACAAATACTTAGAGACATGATTCAGATGTACGTAGGACAAAAGTTTACTGAAATAGAGGATTCAAAGATATTAAGCACAGCTACATTCTTAGAACAATACTTTGATTTTATTCCGAATGATAAACTTTACAAGCCAAGTGAACTTTTAAAGCTATTTAAGGATTCTGAATGCGATGCTGCATTAATTGACCCGTTTACTGGATTAGATAGGGCTATGAATTTTGAAGGCAACTATCAATTTTTGAATGAAGCACGGCAATTTGTTAACGAAACAGGAATAACAATTTACATAAACACGCACCCAAATAGTGAAAGCGGTAGGAGTGGTAATTTATACTCTGAAAATCATATGTGGAAAGGACATTTAAAACCACCATTGAAAGACCACATTGAGGGTGGCAAGGCTTTTTTAAATAGATGCGATGATATGTTTGTTATTCACAGGCTAATAAAACACGAATCAATGAAGTATTATACTATGGTAAACGTAGAGAAAGTTAAAGATATGGATACTGGCGGAATGCATACGAGATTAGATGAACCAATACTTTGTGAGTTTAATAACGGATTAGGGTTTAAAATTAATTCAGTCAACCCGTTACAAAATGTCACGGTTTCAAATAGTTTTCCTGCTAAACAACTTCCTTTAATTGAACCCGATATAGTAAACGGAAAAGAATTACTTTCGTTTAGCGAAAAGATGAAAAAGGATTCGCCTTTTTGAATATTAAACTAAGCAAAAACACGAATAAATGGACGAATTAACTATTATAACTGGCAAAGTAAACTTAGATACTACTTATTTAAAGATTAAACTAAGCCTTGAGGAGATTAAACAAAAACACGGACAAAGAACTGATTTAATAAACTCAATGGATCAAAGCTTAAAAGACTTACAACAAGTTAAAATTAGTTATGATAGCATGGAGAAAGAATTACGTTCATCGTTACAACAAAATTTCAGACTTGAAAAGCTATTAATGGATGAAAAATTTAAAAACAAGGATTTACAAAGCCAGTTGAATTTTAAAGATATTGAATTATGAGGTGTAAAAACTGCAAAGAGAAATTTGAGCCTAAGACATTTTTGCAAAAGTATTGTTTTAAAGATGAATGTATGCGTGTTTTTGTTGAAAAGACGAAAGAGAAAGCGTGGAAAGAAAAAAAACAAAAGATGCAACAAGATTTAGAAACAGTACAAGACTACGTTAAGATGGCTCAAATAATATTTAACAAGTATATTCGACTACGTGATAAAGGAAACGTTTGTATATCCTGCCAAAAGCCAATTAATGGAGTTTCACACGCTTCGCACTATTTAAGTGCTGGAGGTCATTCAAATGTAAGGTTTAATGAAGATAATGTGTGGGTAAGTTGTTACAAGTGTAACGTAATGCTTAGTGGTAATCAAGTTGAATATCGAAAAGCATTGATTAAAAAAATAGGAATTGAACGTGTTGAATGGTTGGAGGATAATGGAAGTATTGAACGTAAATTCACAAAAGAAGAATTGAAAAATTTAATGCAGAAATATAAATTAAAATGCAAAGAATTAGAAAATAAATAGTATATTTGTATTGTAGAATTGCGGCTACATTTAAAAACTTATTTAAGACCTTAGTGTTAGTAGAGTCCGCAATCTCGAAAGCACTAAGGCTTTTTTATTTTATGAAAACTGAAATTTGGAAAGATGTAATTGGATATGAAGGGTTATATCAAGTTAGCAACTTAGGGAGTGTTAAAAGTATTTATTATAAAAATGGTAAAACATTAAAACCATTACTGTGTACAAATAAATATTTGATGGTTAATTTATATAAAAATAAAAAAAGTTCACCTCAATTAATTCATCGATTAATGTATGAAGCATTTTATGGAATTAAGTCATGTACTAAATATGTAATTGACCATATTGATAATAATAAACTAAATAATAATTTAGATAATTTGCAATATATTACAAATAGGCAAAACTCATATAAAGATAAGACATCTAAAAGTGGGCATCACAATATTTATTTAAACTCAGGTAGCTATTTAGTTAGGTTGCGAATAAATAATATCAAAAAAAGTATTGGAACCTTTAAAACAATTGAAGAGGCTATAATTTGCAGAGATAATTTTTTAAAATATGAAATAATAAAATAAAATATTTTTATTGTTATATTAAAAAGAATAGTTATATTTGTAAACGTTAAACAATTAATTTATATTTTATGAAACATTTATTTAAAGCATTGGCAGACTTCCAACAAGAAGTTCCTGTAATTCACAAAGGAACGCAAGGCTACGGTTATAGCTTTGCAGATTTACCAACTATTTTTAATGTAATAAATCCATTACTTCAAAAACACGGGTTAGGATTTACGCAATTAGTAGGTACAGACGAAATCACTACAATGTTATTTCACATTGAAAGCGGTGAAAGTTTAACGACAAGTACAAGCGTACCGAATAACGTACAATTAAAAGGGATGAATGAGTTTCAGGTTCTTGGTTCTGCAATTACTTATATCAGACGTTATGCACTTTCTGCAATGCTTGGAATAATTACCGACAAAGACACGGACGCAGCAGGTGAACAAGTAAAAAACGAAACAAAGAAACCTAAGATTGAAGGTGAACGATTCTTAAAGGCAGTAGAAGCAATTAGAGCAGGTGAATTTACAGCCGAAGAACTACAAGCAAAGTTTGAATTAACTGAATTACAACAAAAAGCATTATTACTTATATAATTAAAAGCTATGTATAACACAACAGCAGCACCAATGGCGAAGTACAGTAACCACGTGCAAACAGCAAAAGAGGTAAACAAGGTTTATCAAACAAGTGATTTATCAATCTTTAAACAGATTGACGGAAACAGGGTTCCAAATTTACAACACATTAAGCGATTAGCTGATTCAATTCGTGTTTATGGAATGAAGTGTAACCCAATTTTAGTTAATGAACGAATGGAAGTAATAGACGGACAGCATCGTTTAATGGCTGCTAAAGAAGCTGAATCGTTTGTTTACTACATTATTGTAAATGGATATTCGTTAAATGAAGTTCATACATTAAATCTTAATCAAAAAAATTGGACTAAAAAAGATTTTATGGAAGGTTACGCTAATATGGGAGTTGAATCTTATATTAAACTTCGTGAATTTGTAAATAAAAATGATGATTATGTTTTTAATGATTGTATTGCGTTATGTCAAAATAATACAAGTCATAATCAAAATATGTTAGCTCATAAAATTTATAAAAATCCAAATCAAGTTCAAGTATTTGAAGAGGGTACGTGGATTTGTGGAGATATTATTTTAGCTCAAGATTTTGCAAATAAAATACGAATGATAAAATCATATTATACTGGTTATAATCGTTCAGCTTTTGTATCAACAATGATAGGGCTTCTTAAAAAAGAAATATTTGATTTTAATGAGTTTATGCACAAAGTAAGACTTCAACCAACTGCATTAGTTGATTGTGCTAATCGTGAACAATATAAAACTCTTATTGAAGATATTTATAATTACAAGAGTAGAAACAAAGTAAGCCTTAGATACTAATGAAAATACGTTGTTCACAAATAGGTAAATTGATGACTTCCCCTAAAACAAAAGGGGAGGTTCTTTCTAAAACCACTAAGACTTACATTCAGGAACTTGCGATTGAGCATAAATACGGAATCCGTAAAGAGTTCTGGAGCAGGTACACGGACAAAGGTAACGAAGTAGAAGACGAAGGGATTGAATTAGTAAACGAAGTTCTTGACTTAGGGTTCATCTATAAAAATGACGAGAATTTAACCAATGACTATTTAACTGGAACTCCTGACGTAAATACGAATGAAGTTTTAATCGATGTAAAATGTTCTTGGGACGCAACTACTTTTCCGTTTTTTGAAACCGAATGCCCTAACAAAGATTATTACTACCAATTGCAAGGGTATATGTGGTTAACAGGAAAAGACGAAGCGTTACTTTGTTATTGCCTTGTAAACACCCCATTTCAAATAGTTGAAGATGAAGTTAGGCGTGAACACTGGAAACAAGGTTTAATTGATGAAAGTTTGGATGTAAGGGATTTTGTGCAGTCGAAACATAACTTTGACCACATCCCAAAAGAAAAGCGTTTAAAAGTCTTTAAAATAGCAAAAGACGAAGAAATAATCGAAAAGATTAAACAACGAGTAGAAGAATGCAGGGATTATTATAACAATTTATTAATTAACCTTTAAATCAGAATAAGATGAAAGAACTAAAAGAAATGGGATATTATACCAACGTAACAAGAACCGACCAAGTCGTTCAAATCAAAGAATTAAAATCAACTAAAGTTTGGTATGAAGTAATTAGGCAAAACGCCAAAAACACGATAAGAGAATTTTGTTGCAGTCGTGAAAGATTTACAAATTTATACGTTCCGAGAACAAGTAAATAGTAATGAAAGAATGTTTTAATTGTAAAAGAAACCTGCTTTTATCTGAGTTCAATAAGTCAAATAGAAAATATCAGTTAAAATCAGATTTGGGAGTTGTTAAGGTTTGTAAGATATGCAACTTTGAAAAAGCAATAAAAACATTAAGTTTAGTAAACTTCAACTTTGAATCAAATAAATTCGAGGTAATTAACTTTGAATCGATAAACGAGGTTTCTAAATGGTTTGTAAATAATAATCAAATATAAACAAGTAAAAATGGAAAAGAAAGACAACAGTGGAGCGTTATTCACTAACAACAAGCGAGAAAAAGAAACGCACCCGCACTATCAGGGAAAAGCAACTATCAATGGAGCTGATTATTATGTTTCAAGTTGGGTTAAAGAGGGTAAAAGCGGTAAGTTTTTAAGCCTAAGTTTTAAACCAGTACAGGAACAACCTGTAAAAACTGGCAAACCAACATACGGAAATAAAGATTTTGATGATTTTTTAAGTAATTTATGAAAGAGGAAGCGAGAGTATTAAGTGAAGTAAACGGAATTACGCGGTTAATTGTTCGGCAATACCTACAAAAACACGAATTGAGCTTAAATGCTTTCTCGAAAATTGTAGAGGTTCGACAACCTAACTTGCATAAATTTATGAATGGACAAAATTTGTCAAGTAAATCAATAGAAAAACTTGGTAAATTCTTTAGTAAATAGGGTAGTTAGGCTTAATGGATTGTGAAACACGGTCTCGCACACTTAACTGCATTTTTCGAGCGGAACGTAAAAAATTCCGCTTTTTTTTTGTTTGTATTATATTAATTAGTATATTTGTCTAACAATTAAAATTAGAAATTATGAAAAGTTTATGTATTGATTGCCACGAATGTGAGGGAGACGGATGTATTATTATTGAATTAAACGATACGCATATTCCTTACGAACAAAAAGAA